AAGTAGTAAACAATAACCATTGCGCCCCACGCGGAGATATGTCCTACGATAAAGAACATCATATCATCCCCGCCGATTCTCATAATTACCACGATGAACAAAAGGGCAAAGATTAGTGTTAACAATAGGTAAGTATCCCCTCTCAACCAGTAGTTTAGCTTCTAAATCGTGTTAAAATTAGAATAAAAAGGAGTAAACACGATGGGACGGAAAAAGGAATTAACCGAAAAGAGATTCAAGGATTTACTCACTAAAGCCTCACAGCCTTTGCCTGTACCTGATTCATCATCAGAGAAAACATCGGAGTCGCCGATTTCCGGTGATTGTAGCGGTACTGATACTCATTCAGATACGACTGGAGATATTTAGGGGATACGGCATGATAGACACCATTAATACCACGTTTCACCAGCGACCAAAAGCCCTCAACCGTGTTCACATGGTTGATACCAACGGCGTATTCCCCTTTGCCGTGATTAACAACGCCATGCGAGTAACCGAGCTTTTGAACGTAGTTGTAGGTTGCGAATTCATCGGTATGGATGGTGTTTTCGGTGGTACGGGGAACGTTATTCCAGATTATAGGCATTATAGTGCGTGCCTTAACGTCCTTAGTGACCGTAGCGTTCACTTGTCCGGCTTCCCGATGGATAAGACCGACAACGGGCGTTTTGCCATCTGCGCCTCGCCCTGGAGGGCCGGAGTGCTTACCGCCGATGTAAGTCTCATCAACCTCAATATGACCGTTCATGGGCCCGGACTTTTCATCCATGAGAGAACGAATCTGTTTAAACATACGCCATGCCGTCTTGTAGGTCACTCCGAGTTCACGCTCGAGTTGTTTAGCGGATATACCGCAACGGGTAGAGGACATCAGGAACATGGCGTAAAACCACGAGCGCAAGGGCGTAGGCGATTTATGGAATATCGTTCCGGCTGTGGGGAATATCTCATTTCCACAGAACTCACAGGCGTAGGATTTACGGCCTGTCCGGCGATAGTGGTTGGTGATTTTCTGGCAAGTCTCGCAAAAAACCTTATCGTTATAACGAGCGTGGAAAACAAAATCAAGGCAAATATCATCATTGGGGAATTGTTCGTTAAATTCTTTGATTGTGTATCTAGCACTTTTCATTTTTATCTCCTAAATTCTAGCTCCGCCCAACATTTCTTTTTGAGCTATGCGCAATTCTTTGATATCGTATATTGGGACAGCACCGCCCCCATCAGACCAATACATATCACCTTCAATTGCGGTCTTATTGTCATACGACATTCTTTCAGACCGCCATGCGTTTTGATGTTCTTTACTACAAAACGTCTTAGGATGGCGAGCTTCTATCTGCTTACCACACCAATGGCAGAGAGTGTAATAGGCACTGGCAATGATATGTTCATATTTACAGCCAATACAATTGCCTTGAAGATTAGGATTATCACATTCATGCCAAAAGCCTTTTTTATCAAAATAGCAATTATGCATTTATTTTCCTTCGATATGAGTAGTAAACAGATGTGCAATGCCGGAAGCTTTTTGGCTTGCTTTGATTGTAGATATTCTTTCATTTTTAAATTCACAAGAATCCAAGTTGGGACAATAGCTTGTTATTGTCCCTGTAGGTGCATCGTAATGACAACCGCACTTAGCAATTCGTTGTCTATCTTCTATTCGTTTCATTTCTTTTTCCTCCATTATTTACTTTCCACCCTTATAATAACACTAATAATACTGGTTGTCAAGGGATATACTAGGCATGGATATAAAGAATGTATAAAGATTTCATAAAGAAAGGTTACTGGGTATGGAGGGATACTTACCTAACAATATTACCGCAAGGCTATCAATAAATCTTGAACGCTTTATCAGATTCTTAAAAATCTCTCTCATCCGGGCATACCTCGTTTTTGCCAAGCCTCTATAAACTGCCACAATGCGCCGCCCGAACCAAGTAATCCAACCACGGTTGTTATCACCAACCACCATAGATTTTTAAGAACCCACTTCTTTATCTGCTTTAAGAGACGGATATCAATATCGTGTTCAACTACTTTTTTCTCAAGGTCGGATAGTAATTCATTTAGTTTATCATGGCAAGCTGTATTCTCAGTTCTAAGGTCTCGTATTTCCTGAAATAAACGCCCGACTTCGGCTTCAGTCATAGTAAACTCACATTCTTGCAATCCATGCGGCAAAAACAATAGCCTCTATAAGAAGTAAGGTGAATACGATTATTCCGTATATAGTAAGAAAAGTGCTGATTATCTTAAACTGTTTTTCCATATGGTTTTTCATGATAGTTGTTGGCCGGAAGTCATGTCCCACCCGCTTTCTTACGTGCTCTCCAGCCATTCCCCGATGCCGGACGGCGCTGTCACTTTGTAATACCAGTTGTTGGGGACTATCAGCGTAATCATTTGATACATCGCCCCCGTTGTTATCGTAATAGGCAATGTCATTGTCGGCGGATTCGCCGCCCCTATAAATGCCGCGATTGACTCCTCAACCACATATAAGGATATCAAACAGTACCGGGTCTTGCCGCTTGTGTTCTGATACACCGTGTTTGCCGACCTGGAGCCGCTTACATCGCTGAACCCGCTGACACCCCCCGCGTTATCGTCAACGTATTTCTTGGTCGCGGCGTCCGCGTCCGCGGTCGGAGTCCCCAGGCTGGTAATCTTGGTATTGTTCATATCCAGTGTAAACCAGAACTTCGCTGAACTGCCGGAAAGAGACAATATTGATTCATCGTTTACCTTAAAAACCATTGCGGTTAATGCCTGCAGCAGCCATAGATTATCCAGCGTCTTATTGTTGGCGTTTAATTTCCCCCCCAGCACCGGCGCCGTGTCCTCTATGACGTGCTTTAGATACCCCTGCACCGCCTCGCCTATCAGCTTATCCGCCGGCGTCTCCCCCTCCAGCCACCCCAGCGCCATGTTTATGTCCCGCAGATTGCCGGTCATATCGTCGAGCAGCGCATACAGCTCGTCCCACGGTATCGCTCCGTTGTCGCCTGCCCGCCTTAACCCCGTCATGCCCAGCGCTCTCATTATGGATGACGCCCTCGTCCCCGGCACCCCCTGTAAAGTCATGCGCCCGAAGCTGAAGTACATGTTGTATTCCGGCGCTTTGTCCGGGTAGTTCCGGTACACCCGCCTTATCGTGCCGAGGTTGCCCGTGCGCGTGTCCCCCTGCCGTGCGTCCGTCACTTTTATGTAATCGTAAAGCTCGGAACCGCAGTTGACCGGCGCGCTGGCCCCGCCCTGCTGCGCATTTACCTCCAGCCTGCCGATTATCGCCGCGGCTATGCTGTTCCCCTGCGCATTGCTTTCCAGCGCCATGCGTTTATATTCATTCTTCGGTTTCAATGCGTAACTGGCCGCGCTCGTTGCCGAGCCTTCGTAGATGATGGCGCTGTCTTTCGGCGACCTCACGATTATCTTATTCGGTATCACCAGCGCGTCTCTGTGGCTCTTGTTGAAGAATGGATGCCCGGATGCGAGCGAATACTCGCTGTCATACGTGGTGCCGCTTGTCACGGGCACGAACACGTGCATCTTCGCGTCCGCTTTGAAGTTCCGGTAGCAGGCGGTGTAAAACAAAAGCCGCTCTATCACCGTCAGCCGGTCCTCTCCCTCGTTTATCCTGAACGCGTCCTGCGGGAGATAGGTGTCTATCAGGCTGTCTTCGCTGTCGAATTCCACCCCCACGCTTTCGCAGTGGTCGAATACCGATATCCCCGCGTACTGGTATTTGTACCGGTACACCGAGCCCTCGTCACTGTAGATGTTGTAAGGCTCCCCGGCCGCGTTTATCGTTACATATTGCTCCCCTTCTTTATACGCTCCGGCGTTTTTTGCCACCATTACGTAATTGTCTTCGTCTCCGCCCCCGAACTGCACAAACGCGTTTATCTCCGCGTCCATCTCCAATGGGGCCGCAAATGTTATCTCGTACCAGGTGGCCGTTGTCGTGAGCGCGCTGGCATCGCATACCGTTACCAGGGCAAGGTCTCCCACCCCCTCCTCATCGCGTATCCGGTACTGGACGTTTCCCGTAGGGCTGCCGTACTTCTTTAGCTTGAACGCAAGCTTGGTTACCGTGTTGGTGATGGTTGCCCTGAAACCTGACCCTATCAGCGCCCCCGCGTAAAGGTTTTCGTACCCGTCAACCGTCTCCTGCGCTTCCGTCAGCTCTTCCGCCACCGGCTGCCCGTCCATGATTTCCGTTATCAGCGCCTTCGGCGTCTTTAACGATGATTTATGGTGCTGGTAATCGGCGTTGGCTTTGTCCTCTTTCAAGTCGTCCGGTATGCCTAAACATTGTAGTGTGTGCCTCAATAACCCCGGCGCCGAGCTGTCCCGCTGGTCTATTACCGTTAACGGCGCCGCCGCGCTTACCTCTTTTCCCGCCGGCGTAATAAAACCGTGGCTGATTACCGCTTTATACCCCTTCAACGCTATATCGTCCAGCGCGTGGTCGGCGTTTTGCAGTTCGATTACCGCCGAATGCGAGTTGTCACCCTCGCTGTGGTCGCAGAACAGCATGCGCTCGTATTCATACGTGTACGTTGTCGCTCCGTGCGTGAACACTACCTTTATGGCCTGTTTCCGGCTTCTCGCTTCCTGCGCCGCCTGTAATGTCGCTGTCAGTGTTCTCAACTAAAATTTACCTTTCCACCACTCTTTCCCTTTACTAAAGGGGGATTAAGGGGGTTTTTATCAATCCTATTCAACCTCGAATGAGAACGGTACCGGGGTAATGATTGCCGTGGCCCCGCTGCCGTCCGTTATCGTTGCCACGCCCCTCCACTTGCCCTTGTCCATGGCCGCCGCGGAAACCCCGGCGTGGTAATCGTAATAATATATGCCGGTATCTGATTTAGTCATGGCTACGGCATTGGTCTTCACAACTTTTGCAGGGTCGGTAATCGTTATCACTACGGCTGTCGGGTCTATCAGGGCGTTGTCGTCGTCATAGACATAAACCCATGCCCGCACCGTAGCGGTATTGAGAAACTTGGTTACAACATCAATCGCCATATTATCCCCCTCTGGTAATCGCTTTTACTTTGCGGTAGAGACTGGTTACCGCTTTGGCCGCCCTGTATCCCGCCGTGATTATTTTTAGTTTCCGGTACGCGGCGGTGAAGGCTTTGAATTTTCGGTATAATGATGTTACCGCCCTGGCTTTACGGTAGGCCGCTGTAAACGCTATTGCGTGGAGGACGCGCGGCCACCAGTACGTCAGCGCCCCGGCTATGCCCACCGCCCCCTGTCCCACCGCCATCTTGAAACACTGGCTTAACGCCCCCGCTATCGTAATGGACCCGCTTCCCACCCCCCGCTTTATCAGCCTGCCTAACGCTCCCGCCATTGTTACCGCCCCGCCCGCACTTACGAAATGCTTTAATATGCCCGTTACCGCTCCCGCCATTGTTACCGCCCCGCCCACGCCCACCAGTATCAGCCTGTTCAAGGCCCCGGAAGCTGATACCTCTCCGCCGCCCACGCTCACAAAACGCCGGTAGATGCTGGATAATGCCCCGGCTATACCCACCGAGCCGCCCATGCTTTTCTTGATTAAAAGGTTCAATGCCCCGGCAGTTGTTACCGCTCCCCCCACGCCGAGTTTTATTAAGCGGTTGAGTGAACCGGTTATCCAGGGGGTGGTAGTGGTATAGTAAACCGTTATGCGGATGTGGTCTACATCGGCAGCCGTGAAACCCCCAATAGTAGATAAAACAACACCAAAGTCTGTATCATTTATATCTTCTGGTGTCCATGTTTCACTCCATAAGTCTGTTGCTCCCCCGTAAGCTTTATAAGTATCGGAGAATGGCCATCTATTTACTGTATCAGCTTTATTTTCGGAACCTATAGACCCATCAGCTTTTATAATTTTTACTGACGAGTCCGTTGCCCTTTCGTCTAAATCTCGTCTCTCTATCTCAACTAGGATACCATTTATAGTTGCTCCGGTAGGAATAGAAAATCCAAAATTGGTTGCTTTTAAGTAATGGGAAATACTAACTTCATCAAAATAAGCAGTAGCATAAACATTATCACTAACCTTAGCATTATTAGGGTTAACCCACGCTTCAGTACCAACACTGGCATCATCTGCCATTGTGCCTGGGCTATTTGGCCCTTCTTCTGCGCTTCCTTCTTCCCCAGTAGCTCCCCCCACATTCATAAGCTGTCTGTAGATGCTCGTTACCGCGCCCGCTATCGTTAATTCCCCCCCCACGCTCTTAACCTGCCGGTATATGCTGGACAGGGATGCGGCAATGGATAGAGAGCCCCCGCCTACGGCTTGAAGTGCGGTAAAACCCCATCCTGCAATAAAGGGAATTGTGGTTGTATATGTATCAAAGCCCGAACCCGCCGGGTCTGGGAAAGCAAAGGTAGCATACGTAGCGGCTTTCAGCCGTCTATCTCCCGTTGTTATGTCATAACCTACACTTTGAGCGTCAGAGATAAACGCCAACCAGTAGCTAGTTCCTGAAACTACGGCAACGGATGATTCTAATGCCAGAGTATTCCATCCCGCAACAACTGCCGTTGACGTGTCTAGTTTGGCTAACCGTGTTCCCGGCTCTCCGGCGTTGTCAGCGTAAATGGCTACTTTGAGGTTGCCGGAATCACTGCATTTAACCCGTATCTCGGAAAGTTCACCACTTGAAACGGCGGCAAATTTAATCAGGATAAAATATCCCCCTGCATGTGAACCGTCAATATCTCCATCATCTGCGCCAATTAGCTTGTATGTCATTTACAATCCCTTCACACGTACATGTTTCCCGGAGCTACTATCCCCCCGCTGTGAATGTAACTGTGAACGTCCACTGTATCTGGTTGGTGTCTACCACGTTAATGGCGGCAAACTTGGTTCTGTCCATCAGCGTGCCGTCACTGGAAGCGTTGAACAGGCCGTGCTCGGTAATGGCTTTGCTGGCGTTATAAGTTGTAGTGGCTACGCTGGTGTAGGCGTTGGTACTTGCTACCTGCGTGCCTTCACTTCTTGCCCCGCCCCACGCCGTCCCCAGCCCCGTATCCCCTACCGCCTCATCGCCGGTACCGATGCCGCTGTCGTGGTACTTAAAGTCGCCTATCGTGGTTGCGTCCGTCTGGTGCATGAGCGCCAGGAACGTCACGTACGCGGTGGTAATGCACTTGTTCTTAACCAGCCGCCGGTTTTTCACCACTTCCCGCCAGTACTGCGGGTGTGTGGTGCAGGGATGCGCTTTAAGGAACTCCGCCCCCAGCCCGGGGTCTATTGCCTCGAAGTGCCGTGCCTCCAGACTGGTTTGTACATTCATCGGGCCTCCGCCTACTCCGCATGGTATAGGGAGGTTGAATGTCCTGGCTATCCATGTCCCTATCACTAAATCAAATTTCCTGAAAATGCCCATGTTGCCCCCTTTTAATACGTTCTTTTTGTTACCGGCTTCTTCATCCGCCCCAGTTTTTCACGGTAAAGCATCAGCCGGTTGTTTCCCCAGTTTTGCATTTCCGCCGGCGTGCTCCCGCCGCCGTAATTTATGCTGTTTATCAGGCTCTTTGCCCTGGATATCGCTGCGTACGCGCTGGCCCCCATCAGCAAAGCGTTCTCCTCCGCCAGTTTTAAAGTGCTGCGCGTTTCCGTCAGCGTATGCACCTTGTCGTAATAAATAATCGCCACGCCGCTCCGGTACATCGTCAGCGATACCGTGTCCGCGCCCCCGTCCCCGCTTTTCACCGCCTCATCCAGCGTCAGCGATGTCGCGCTTTCGATTGAATAAATCCGGTACCAGCGGTCGCCGCCGCTGGGCTTTATATAATCCCCCGCCGCCAGCTCCGTACTGAATATCGTGAGGGCGCCCGTCACGGTCGCGCTTGCCGCCGTAAATGTCACCGTTCCCGTCAGCGTCCCGGATGTACCGGACTCCGTTGCCGCGTCCCCTTCCATCTCCACCGTCTCGCTGTCTATTTCGTTGATATTCAATAAAGTGCGCGGGTCCTGCCCCGGCTCATACTCCGCGTGGCTCACTTTTATCAGCCCGTCTATGCCGGATAAATCGAGCAGTTTGGAATTGGCTGTCGTCGGCACCGGCGCCCACGCCTTCACCGGCGATGCTTCGGATATCTCGTCCACGCACGTAAGGATGTGTTCGTTTAACTCGTCATCCTCCCATTCCTGCGTTGCCCCGTCTTCGAACTCGTCCCGTAGTATCTGCCGCACCCTCTGCCTTATGAAAGATAGTAATTTTGCCGCCATAGCCTTACTCCTTTACCGGGCTTTTACAGTAATGCTCAAGCTGTTCTTTGGACATGGAATCCGCCATCGCCGCCGCCGTGGGGAACTTCTTCCCGTCCAGCTTCCCCTCTTTTATCGCCAGCGCCATGCACGCCGTCTGCTTTTGCTTCTCACTGTTTGCCGGCATGGTTATCTCCCTGAATCGTTATCAGCATCCGCCGCGCCCATGTCCTGGTCGGATATAGCCTCATCGGCAAGGATTTGCGCGGCCAACGCTATTTTCTGTATCGCCTGCGCGTCGGTCGGCTTCCCGATATCTAAATCTCTGCCATAATCTCTCGTGCCCATGTTTCCCCTTTCTACGGCCTGCGCTCGTTATACATGTTGTCCATAATTTTCCGGCTGTCTTCCGCGGAAACGTACAGCGCCTTGATGTTTTTATTCAGTTCCTTGAGTTCGTTCAGGATTTGCTCCTCGATTGTTTTCTGGACGGCTTTCTCCGGCGTCTCTTTGTCCTTTTCCGGCTTTGCCGCCGTGTCTGCCTTTAATGCTTCAGGTCTTAGGGTTTCTGTGATTGTGGTATCTTTTTTAGCTGCCATAACTCTCCTTATCCTTTCATTACCGGGGCGTAGTCTTTATCCTGCCGCAGGCTTCCGTCCGGCCGGTATGCCGAACCCGCCCATATCCATTGCAGGTTTGAAAATACCCGCGCTGCCGGTTTGTTGCACCTGGGGCAGTCGGCCTTGTGTTCTGATGCTATGGGCTGGCTTACTGTAAATACTCCGTGCGTACGGCATTTGAAATCGTAAAACATAGCTATTTCCTTTGCGGATTAGGGGGGATATTTATAAACTCGTAACTATCCCTTCACGTCCAGTAACTATTGTCTCTAAATATTTAACTGGTTTACCGATGCTCGATGCATAATTTATTTCCGAACGGGTTGAATTACCTATATACCCACCGATATTGAGTACCATCACTTCATCCGCAAGGTCTATTTTCCTGAAATGAAGCTCATCAAATAATTCCGCAACTCCCTCTTTTTCGGCTAAATGATGGTCTTGGGTTTCACCCTCGTGCATTGGCCTCACAAACCAACCGATAGCCAAAATTCCCAGCTTGGCATATTCCCAGGTAAGCTGCATCATTTCAGGCGTGAAACGAGTAGAACCACAGAGACAAATAACCTTTACATTTGGCTTAGGGGAGAAATTATCATTGAAATAATCTTTTGCTATTAACCATCGGTCATTGTGATTTTTAGGATTGCGAGCTATTTTATCCCCTATCTTGGGACTTCCGTTTTTCAGGTCTGCATCACTAATTGAAACCCCTGTCATATCTAAATCAGGAGAATAATCAGCAAGTTCAGCTATCTGTTTCCTGCGGTATTGTTTATATTCGTTCATTTTATCTTCCTACTGTATGTCAAGGGATACTTACCTATAAACTTTTGCGGCGGTGCGGTTATCTTCTGGTTTAGTTCGGAAAGTATCAGGTTGGTTGCGTTAAAAGCGCACATGCTGAATGTTTTCAGGATTCCCCCGGTGGACTGCTTAAACTCACGGCTTAAAGCGCATTTCCCCTCGATGCACGGGCTGTTTAAAATGGGACATATTTTCGGTTCCGTTGCCGGTTCTGTATTGTTCACGTTATCTTGTGTCATAATCCCCCTTTATATTGCGGGGAGGGGATAACTACCCCCTCCCCTGTGTTGATTTCCACGCTCAACAGTAAAGGCGCAGTTTATTCAGTTATCAGTCTGGTTAGTTGACCGCGTATTCGCTGGCCGGTACGGCAAACCAGCTGAAACCGGGGCAGAATGTCGCGGTATTGACAGAGGCAACCACCTGAACAGAGATTGCCGCGGTCGGCGGGACAATCAGCCTGCCGCCTACTTCAGCGTTGAGAACGCCGCCGGGGGTTGTTACGGTAACAACCGTATCGGGACCGCCCCACGGGAACCAGCCGTCGGCAACAACGGTTGCGCCGTTGTCGAAGATGCCTTCCGTACCGGCTGCCAGGCCGCTGGAGCTGTTGCGAACGGTGATGTCATTGGTGGGGGCGGCCATGCCCACGGGGTGAACACAGAGCCAGAGAGTGGCCACGCACTGGGCGGCCGCTACCAGGTTATGGGCGAAGGCGCGGTCAATGACATAGTTCTTGTTGCCGCTGTTGTTGAACAGGGTTGCCATCGCGGTGGTGGTGGGACGGACTACCAGGGCGGCAACGGCCGAGGTCGCCATAGCAGACCAGCCATAGCCTTTAGAAGTCCAGTATGCCTTTTGGTCAACCGAGATAGCGAGACCGTCTTCCGTGCCTTTGGCTACAGTTTCAACACCGGCAGACCTTTTTTGTAAGTATAAATTTGATTTCATTTTTCTTAACCTCTTTTTTATTACTTCTTTTTATAGTCAGTAGTTTTGACTCTTGAACTTAATCACCAATCCTTAACTACTTCTTATAGGCCATCCCTCCTTTACGTAACTGTTATATCGGGCTCGCCGTAATCCCCGCCCATGTTTTCAATGGTCTCGATGATGTCGTTAAGGTCGTAGTCGCCGTCCTCGAGGAATTTGTCATCGAGCACCTGGCGGTCAATCAAGGTCCTGATGAGGACTACTACGAGGTTGGCAAGTGTGGTTATCGCCCCTACCTGGGTATGGTTCAGCCCCGTGGGAATATCCAGCGCCCTCAATATGCCGGCAACCGGATACCGTGTCGGGGTTGCGCCGCCGTCCTGCGTGATGACGATGAAACCGGATTCAAAGGTGATTTTATCTATCGCCATTTAAGGCCTCCTTTAGATAACGTTGAACGGCCACGGCGCCAGGAATACCTTGATGTACCCGAAGTCATTGGAAACGGTGGCGTTTACGCGTACATACCGCTTGGCTGTGGCGAAGCGCACCAGTGAGTAGCACGGGGTTTCCGCGCCGAGGATGACGCCGGTTGTCGCATTGGCTACCCCGAACGAGCCGAGGCGGTCAATGCCGGTTGTCGTGCCGGTCATGTCTGCGGTATCGGAAGCCTGAAGGTACGCGGTAAGGGTGTACGCTGCCGCGCCTACGGCAAGGACGGAACAGAACATGACGGCAACGAGGCCGGATGCGGGAGTGCCGCCCCCGCCCAGGTCTATTACCGCCGCGCCGGTCGTGGCGTCTCTTGTGGTGGAGATAGCCGGGGTGTCCAGGGCGGTGGTAGTAACTACCGAGCCGTCCATGAGAATCATATTGTAATCGAACATTTGTTCAGTCTCCTTTTCTTACGCGCCTGCATCGGCGACAAATCCGTATGCTCTTGCGATGGACCGCGGGTTGCTGACCGCCAGGCCAACTACCCACTCGACCCGGTCACGGTATACAGGTTTGGTCTGGACTTCACCCAGGTCCCGCGCCTGCATGGGTTTTTGCTGTATGCCCCACATAAACTCATCCATGCCGTATTTCACGGCGTAGATGGATGTTTCATCGGTGCCGCCGGAGAGGGTTTCATCGTTGGGGATGATTTCCGTTGTCTGGTCGGCCTTTAAACCGATGTCTATCAACGGAACATTGGAGAAGGTGTTGATTATCCGCCCGAACATGTCTTCCGTCTGCTTGAGCAAACCTTCGCGCCTCATGGCGGATTCGAAGCACAGGTAAAGCTTGGCATTCATAAACAGCGCATCGGGTTTGTGCCCTGCTATGGCGTGAATTGTTTTGGATACGTTATCAATGAAAGCGTGGCGCTCGGTAGAATCGTAAAGAACGCCCCTGCCGGCGGCAGCCGCCGAGCCGCAGTCAAGATACTGGTCGGTATATCCCGCCGTGTAGACATCATCCACGCGCTTTGATAACCCCTTGAACTCATCGCCCGCGGGGTCGCCGTTGATAAACTGGTCGTTGAACTCGAACGCCATCGCCTTCGCTGACATCTTTCTCTGGTTTTGACGCACGTCCCCTACGGTGTCGCCCGCGTCCGCCAGCACTACATCAACGTCAATGTCATGCCCGAAGATGTATTTACTCTCAATCTTGTGCTGGTATTTGCCGGTTGATTCGTTGAATGCCGCATTGATTTTCCTCCAGCTGACATTCGGCAAAGACTCCCACGCCATTATTTTTACGGCCAGGTGCTTGTCCGTCTGCCACGGTATAAGCTGGAGCACGTTTGATTCCATCAGGAACCAGTCGGCAATGTTACCCAGAAGCAGATTGCCATCGTTATACGCTTGCTTGGCGTATTCTGCTAATGTTAAAGCCATATTTCTCCTTTACTTTTTTCGTAACGCTTGGTCGGCCGCATTTACGCGGTCTTTGGGAGGTAAATCACCAAGTTTTAGCTTTCCCCCTTTTCCTTTACTGGAATCAACATGAAGCTCCGGTTTCTTTTCTCCGCCCGCCGCCGCCATTGTCTCCGCCATTTCCTTTATGTCCTCTTCTGCCGTCAGTTTGAACTTGGCGCATTTTTCCATCAGGGCGTTGGCGTCCACCCCGCTGGCCTGCGCCGCCTTCCAGACATTAAGTTCCTGTTCTACTTTTTCGGCGCGGGTGAGCTTTTCCGCATGGCTGGTTTTGTCCTGTTCGAGGGCCGCTCTTTCGGCTTTGATTCTCTCTGCCTCGGCGTTAATCTTTCGCCGTTCTCGCCAGGCTTTAAGGTCTGCCGGTTTGTCGCTGAGTTTTTCTTCTTCCGCCTCTTCGTCCCGGCGCTTGCGCTCCGCCTGTTCCTGTTCCCAACTGGTCACCTTGGCCTCGCGCTCTTTCAGGGCTTTTTCTTCCCGGCCCCGGGCTATGCGGTCTTTCTGGATTGCTTCATCGAGTTGAGCCTTTGTAAAGGTTTCTACTTCCGGAGCGTTTCCATCAGATTCAGGAGCCTTAGCGTTTTGCTGGGTATCCTTTTCGTCTGTGGTCGTATCCTTCATTGGTTTAATCCTCCCTTCCCCCGTTTCGCGGGGGAAATAAAAAACCCCGGCGTTAATATTCCACCGGGGCTTGGTAAATTCACGTATTATGTAAATTCTAGTTGTCAAGCATTTTAGCTTGATTTTTAGAACTAGTGTTTGTCAGATTGCTTTTTTGCGCAATTTGCGGTTAAGTTCTACCGACTACCCACTACCCACTACCCACTCTAACGTTTTAGTCTCTCCCTTAATTTCGCCACCTCTTCCGCCTTCTGTTCCGCCGGCGTCAAATGCGACCGCCTTGTCTTTTCTCCTATCGGTGTCGTTACTATTCCGGCTGCCACCAGCCACTTATCGAGGTCTCTGTTTGCCGCCCGGTAATCATCACGCCGCTTGCCCTCCGGTAACCCGCTGTATACCGCGTACTTCTGGAATACTTCCCGGCTCGGCAGCATTGAAAAGTCCACCGGCTCCAGTTCCAGCAGGCCGAGGTACACGTTTTCGTAGAACTCCGGGTGTTCCTGCAAATACCAGTCGTCTTCGTACCACGTCAATTTGTTGCCGTTCCGGTCTTTGGGCCAGTTCTCCGGACGGCCTTCCGCCAGCACCTTGTAATATCCGGCATAGCGTTCGATGTACTCATCCGCTATATAGTTTGCGTATGCCTGCCGCTTTATTTCCGCCAGCCCGAATTCCGTCAGCTTGCCGTCCTTGAACCGCAGCGCGTCCCTGGCTTTTTCCCTCTCTTCCGGGTCTTCGATGTAATATTTCGATTTGTTATCCGCCAGCCCTTCGAGCTTTTCAAATTGTCCGGCGTACTGGTCGTAGATGTCGTCATACTGTACAGATGGCGCAGTGTCCGGCAGGTCTATCCCCGCGGCCTTGTGCATCATCCGCGCGAATTCGGGATTCTCTATCAGGAACCGGTCCCGGCGCTTGCCTTTCAGTGGCAGGTCCATGTACGCAACGTACATTTCTACCATCTCTTCCGGTACCTGGTAAGCGCCTTGCGCCGGGATTCCCCGCAATTCCTGGCCTAATAATCTTTCCGTCATTACGTTGGGGTAAAACGCTTTGTAATCTTCCGCCGTCATTACCCCGTCTTTCACCGCTGTCGGCGCCTGTGCGAACACGGTCGCGTATGCTTCGGTTGCCGGCGCCCCCACCCCGTAATGCGTCTCCACCCACTTGCCAAGCTCCGGCCGCTGATTCAGCATATCGGTGAATGCCGCTTTTGCTTCTTCCGTCAAATCATCCCACATCCGGTGCCCGAACTCGTGCGCTATCCTCTCCGTTAGATAACTTGTCGTCCCCGCCTCTTCGTTCTCCGGGTACGCCGCCCCTATCCCTATCTTCTCGCCCTCGTACACGCCCCCGTATTTTTCTTTGGTCGGATACAGCTCTACCGTATTCAGCCTCTCCGCGGTCTCCGGGCTTATGCCGTAAGCGTTGTAAAACTGCTGCCGCGCCGCTTCCAGTTCGTCCTCCACCGGTATTACCGGGCCGCCGCCGAATAGCTGGTATGCCTCCCGCCGCCGCCGCTCCGCTTTGTAGGATAGGCGCTCATTGAGGTACTCTTCCCTCAACCGGGCCTGCGTGTCCGGGTCCGCGTCCTTTATCGCTTCGTATTGCTCGTCAAATATCCGCCACTGCGCGTTGATACGCAAAACATTTACATTGTCTTTTATCTCGCTCCACCCGAACGTTTCCGTATTCCTCCCCCACAGGTCGAAATCGGGATGGTCTATCCGGTACAGCCTGGCTTCCGCGCTTCCCCCGCTGTATTGCCGCACTATTGTTGCGTATTCAACATTGTTTTCCGCTGCGGCATCGTCCCCGCCCGCCGCGTATACCGCCCGCCGCGCTTGAGCGTCCGCATATTCCGGGTTGCTCACGAGTAACGCCTTCCGCGCTTCCGCCCTGGCCTTCTCATCATCTATGTAGGCGTTGGATTCTTCATCTCCGTAGCTCTCGTACTGCTTATCAAGGCCGCGGTATTCAACGTCTATCTCCAGTACCTTCTTATTCCAGCCCGCCCCGTCATCGGTAAGTAGTTTATTGCCAAGCGCCCACCGGAACACTTCCCCGTGCTCTAAAAGCCATAACTTCGCTTCGGAACTCCCCGCCCCGTACCGGTCAACGGTTTTTCCGCGCTCCGCCCAATCGTTCTGGTATTGGGAACCGTTGTTCTTAATCGCCTCCACCCGCCGCATATCGTCCACCCACTCCGTATTAGCCGTCTTTAAAGCCTTGATTGCCGCCGCCCTCAAATCATCGTCCGCGATATAGTTCGCGGAATCCTTGTCCCTGTATGAGGCTTCGATGTCGTAAAGTTCCCGGTGCTTTATCTGTAATTCCAGCGCTTCCGCCGGCGTGTTGATGTCCTCTCTCCCCAGCCAGCCTTTGAGTTTATCGTTTTGAACGATGATTAACTGCGTCTCCCAGCTATTCGCGCTGGTCGCGTTAACGCTGTCCTGGTACTTGAAGTAATCACCGGCTATTTCAGCGGGGGGAATATTGACAAGCGCGTTTTCTGGTATATCCAGAGACTTTGCAAGTGTCATAACCTTGCTATACGCTTCCTGGGTATAGATATCCGCCTGTCCCCATAAGGATAGTACGGCGTTTTCCTGCGGGTGCGCTTTCAGCCATTCGATACGGGGGTTGATGTTGAGTTCCGGGTGCGCTTTAAGGAATTGCTTTTGCTCGTCTCCGGTTAGATTATGGTATTGCTGTAAAAGTACGTACTCGTTCTGGGTTATATTTCCTATATAGGCTTGGGGATATTGATTGTCAAACTCTTTAAGTTCAGTCTCATCGGTAATCTTTTCCCGCGCCTGCCATTGCATAAAATACTGTATGAACGTATCGCCTTTTGCCGGATCAGCATTTAATGATGTGAGTTTATGATTTGGGATTACTTCCAGTTCTTTCTTTAAATCCCTTGCCTCGGCAACGCTCACTACTTTAGCGGGGATAGTCTTTTTCTTTTTGAGCATGTCCGCCGTGGCATCCCCTATCATCCTACCGATTTCCGAATAATAGTATTTAGCTGTATATATTTTAACCGCCGCTGTATATGGCAATACGTTTTCATTAACGGGAAGACCTAGCTTGGTTTCCTGTGTGTTCCAGTTGTCTTCATAGGTCTGCACACCCACGCCGAGCGCGGATAACACACCGTATAACGCTCCCATTCCGCCGGAATCTTCTACTGACTCTATAACATCCTGTAGAAACATTGGAGTTAAGCGTTCAAAGATAAGCTGTCCTGCGTTCTTTGCGTTAATTTCATCCCCGATAAAGGTCTTACCTTCAGCTAAATCCCATAACATACCAGGGACAGGGGCAAGTTTAGAGCGCAGGAAGTTAGCGGCTATATCCTTGCGGTTGATATCGTAAACATCGCCGGTACTCGTGCTTTTACGCTCACCCGTTATTACCTGTGTTACAAATCGGGCATAAGGCAGATAAGAACCCCAGATGTCAAGGCGTGTATTGCCTATCTTTATTTTTCCGAAGTCAGCGGAGCGCGGATCGTCTTCTGTTTCCGCACCGCCTAGTTTGGCCAGCATAATAGCCAGTAAGCCGGAACCTACAAAAGCCACGAGGTTACGAGCAATAATTTTTCTTACCGCAGGGGTGGTCGTAATCAGGTCAAGCGGGACCTGAATCCTTGACGCAATAAAGCGTGGACTGAAAAAGGCAGCGTTTAACCATGAGGCAGCGTTTTCAAATTTACCCAGGTCTCCGCGCCCGGTAGCATGGTTGATAAAGTCGGCCAGCTTGTCATAGTCATTCCAGCTTTTCCCCGTACCTTCCCATTTCCGGCACCAGTACGCCCAGGTTTCCATGCGCAGAGTATCCAAAAACATGTTGTAAGCGCGTTCACTGGCACGAACAATATTTTTAATAATTGGTACATGTTCAAGTATTCTGGCCTGAAAAGCCTCCTCATAGGCACTGGGGCTACTGGCAGTTCCTACGTTATGCGCCTGATATAACTTATGTTCAGTAGCCTCCTGTGAATACCTCATATTGTCAAGAATATCATTCAGGTTGTTGTAATTATTTTCACTGAATACAGCTTTAAGTTCATTAACAAAAGATTTACCAAATTGTATTGGCTGTCCGAAGGCCAGAACAATGCCCTGCCGTAATGTAGCGGAAAGGTCGGCTATTGTCTGTAGAGTACGAGGAATATTAAGGACGGATTGAGTTACTTTTCCTGCTTTTTGCCAACCTGATAGCTTGCTCAATATAGCGTCTGCCAGTTCCTTACCAAACATTTTTTCCAGTAGGTTGATATCGCCCTCGGTTGGTATCTGCCCTGTTAACAGTTTATTTAAAGCCTCGGCGGTATTTAGTTTTTGAAACGGCCTTAGATTGGAAAGCCTTATTTTTTCAAACATGGTCTGGATATCAGCTTCCGATATTTCAAATTTCACAAGGTCAAGCTCGAAGTCGGCCTGCGGTAGTTCTCCTTTAAGCGCAGACTTGGCTTTATCGAAAGCCTTTGAACCTTGCCCGCCTTGCAATATAGAAGCATAAACAGCAGCCCGCTTTTGTAGTTCTTTATGCTTCATTTGTTCCGTTGCTTCGCGGGCAGGTTTAGCGTCCCGGATAGCTTCAACTACGCTTTTTACCACATCTTCAACCTTACGAGCTTGGACGGGACTTTGACTTTGCGGCTGTTGTGTTGAGGGTGTAACAGTGGGCGGTGCAGGTGCCTTGGGAAGATTAACAGGCGGAACACCACTATCTTCTACCGTTTCCTGTACTTGCTGGAATTGCGCTTCTTTGTTTGGTATTTGATTTTTTTTTGGTTTAGACAGTTCCCTTTTTATTGTATTTTCCTGTAATTCTTTAGAGGCTTCATCTAATCCCAGCTCCTCAAGCGTCATAATATCGCCCTCGGCATAAGCCTTACGCGCTTTGGCAATATTTTCTTTAGCCGTCTGCGGATCTGGGGCATCCTCTTTAAGAAAATCAACATAACTCTTAGGAAGACGAGGGGTAACTGTCTTTACCGGTTTAGTATCTAAGGATTGAGACCTTGCATTAGCCTCTTTTTTAACCAAATCCGCATTGGGGCGTGTTTTCTCCAGTGCGTCCCTTTGTTTGCTTAATTCCTCTCTCTGGGCAGTTAATTCATCAAACCTTCTTTCGTCTTGAGGGGATAGAGATATATTACCGTATTTATCTTTTTTATATTTGGAAAGTATTTCGCCCTGCTGGTCTATTATTTCGTTTTGTTTTTGGACTATCTCCCGTACTTGATTTGTGATTGCATTGTCTTTTTCAATATTCGGATAGCTTACCTCTTTGGTTCCGCTATCTTTTTCCGTAAACTCATTGACAAAATTATCTACCTGTTCGTTAGCGGTACCGGCCTGCCCGCTTATTTCCTTTACCGCCGCCTGCGCCTGCGGGGCCTGCGCCCGCATTTCCGCCGCCTCTTCCGCCATTACTTCATCCGCCGCCTCTTTCACCGCCGTCAATCCCTCCGGCGTCCCCGCGAACTCGTCCCATGTCTTAGCTTCCGCCTCTTTGCGGCTGAATCCCAACCCTATGTACGACTGTATCTTTTGCCGGAACTGGTCGTAATCGCTCTCCGGCATCTTGTTTATAATTTTTTCCTGTATCAGGCTGTTTACCGTACCTATACCGGCGAAGGCAAAACCGCCCGCCGTGCCCAAAACAAGGCTCTGGAGCATCTCGTCATCGAACCGTTGCGGTTCACCCAGCGCCCCCCGCTGTATCGCAAGCTGCCCCGCCTCTTCCGCGCCCTCGCTTGCCGCGTCAAATCCGTACGTCAGCGCTTTGACCAGGAATGATGTTGCCTTGCCGCCCGGTATAAAAAACGTCAGCCCGTATTGCACGGTGTTTGAGCCGGATAACAGCGCGACATTTTGCTGGAATACGCGGTCGAATACCGCTCCCGCTTCAGCATCGTTTAGCCCTCTTGCCTTGGCCTCGTTGTAAGCGTCCCCCGCCTCCATTAACCCTTCCCCAGTGCTGGATACAACGCCGGATACAACAGCGGCGCCCGCCGCCTGTAAAAACGTCCCGCCGCCCGCCGCCGCTATCACGCCGGACGCGGTACCGCCCGTTATAATGCTTACCCCCATAAGCCCCAGCATCAGCGGCGCCATGCGCGCCATGTTCTGCGCAAACCACTGCGGCGTATATTTATCGGCAATTTTTACGTCTTTGGCGTAGACCTGCCCGTATGTCCCAGCCAGTTTTAATTCTTCCGCCATGCCGTCCGCGCCGAACCGGTCCGCAACACCGCCCGTCATTGATAATATGTCCCCTATCCCCTGTACCGCCATTCCCCAATAGTCTTTAAGCGGCTTCGGTAACCACTTCCCCGTCAGGAAGTCATCGGCGGGCCCCGTCTCAAAATACTTGTCCAGGTAATTATCCGGCAGCACCCCGTAAACGCTTTCCAGTAACGCCTCCGTCTCCGGAGTCCGGCCCTCGTACCTTACCGCCCGCCTTAACCCTTCCGGGTCTTTCACCGCATAATCCATTACGTCCTGCAGCGGTTGCTCGGATATCCGGTACCCGGCCAGCGGTAACTGTTCCAGCGGCGTAACATTCTCCCCGAATATTATCTTGATGTCCCGCGCCGTAAACCCGGGCATAACCCCTTTTATTATGTCTTCCGCTTCCGGCGTGTGCCCCATCGCGCGTATCGCCTCCACAAACCCCGCCTGTACCGCCTCGTCTTTATACAGCGCGTCCAGGTAAGCCATTGCCGCGCCGGTGCGTTTATCCTCCGCTATCTCATTTAACCCCGGCAAAAGTTTCCCCACCAGCTCCGTGAGTTCGAGCTTCCTTGTTTCCTGCCATGTCCGGTAAATCTCATTGAATTCATCCGCCGTTATGTCCCCGCGTTTCGCCCTAAAGTATTGCCCCATTATTTCACCCGGCAGCGTGGGCAGTACCTGCGTCTCGAATACCGCCTGCTCGTAAAGCCTGTTATCGCGCTCTTCCACCGTTTCCTGTACCGGCAGCGCCAGCGGAATATTTTCTATGTTTACCGGCTTTAAAATGTCCGCGTTAGCGGGTACGGGCGCGGCCAGCGCCGTCATCGCGTCTTCGCCAAACCGCCGCTTTAATATGTCTGCCGGGACACCGGCGTTGAGCGCCCCCCGCACGAGGTAATTGTCTTCAACACGGTAGGGTTCGAGGGCGGCCATGTCCGCATTGTATTCGCCGCTTAATTTCTCAACGCTGGTTATCACGTCTTCCCCGAATACCTGCGCCAAAAATTCACGCTCGTACTCCCCGGAATCGTAAGCCCCCCACACATCGTACTCATCGCTATTTGGTTTCTGGAACTTCTTTAGTTTTTCAACCGCCAGGTCTACGGGGCTTTTTCTTTTCAGCTTTGCCCTTAAATTGGCAATCGTCGGCATTGTCATTTACTTAATCTCCGGCGGTTTTATAATGCCCGCGCTCCCGCGCGCTATGTTTTTCATGTTCGCGCCGGGCGGCCGCGCCATGGATGATGCTGTTGGATTTTTAATGAATAATGCACTGATTCTTTTGCGCACTTCGTCTTGTTTATAACGTTTGTCCATTATCCGGCCTCCATATCAGCGGGACTGCGTTTCAAATCCGCCGCTTTCTGGTTAGAACTCAAATCAGATACAATCGGTAAATCTGTCTTGTCTTCCGGCCTTTTACTTTCTCCCAGTTGCGGGAATTGGCCGGACTTTAGCTGTTCTACTGCTACCCCCAGGTATGCCTCGGCGATATCGATTTCCGGGGCCACTGATTCATCGCCATCTTCGTATAGTTTGGATAAAGCCATTACACCGTCATATATTCTTAACGGCGGTACGAGTTCCCTTAATTGCTGGCGATGGAGTTTTGCCAGGTCGCCTTCGGGGTCGTCTCGATGGAGGACATCCCTCAAAACGGTTAAATCGTCCAGAACATCCTTATAACCTTTAGCTATAGATAATCGGGCGTAATCTGTTTCAGTAGTTTTGTTGGAGTAAATGTACTGAATCTCGTATTCGCCTTCAATGTCCTTTTTATTCCAACTCTTCTTGTGGCCTTTCGTGCCTATATCGAAGGAATTAAGGTTGAGGGTAAGGATTTCCGCTATAGCCATTTCTGCGCCAGATGTTTTCAGTAAACCCCTTGTTGCAAGGCGTGGTTCGAGTACCTGTCCCTGTCCTCGCTCTATTTCAAGCAAGGCGACAGCAGATATACCGCCAGTCGGCAGAGTACCGCGCATTACTCGTGATAGCGTTGCGTCATCCAACTGGTTTTCCAACAGCCCTAATTGATGTAGTGCCGATTGTTTGATATCGTTAAACTGTATAGGGCGGATAGCGTCAGTTTCATCAACAGACGTGGCCGCACCAGGGGCGGTTGCTTCGCGGTAAAAGTTCGGTCCTAAATCTTTATCGGTCTTAACCTGTATCGGCCCCTTAATTGATTCAATGGCTTTTGTAGATATGATGGAATAAATACGGTTAATCTCTTTTACTATCGAGCGTATAGGGTAAAAGATGGATTCTCCCTCGTATTTAAGTCTGTCTTTATCTGATAACATCGTGCCTATAGGCACCCTGCGGAACGCTATCGGCACGAACCCGAAAGGATTATCCTCACCGAATTCCTCTTTATCGTCTATGTAAAATAAATGCTTATCAAGGGTCCATATCTCGGTCTGTATCCCCGATTTGCCGGATATCTGAAAGCCTTTTTCAACAGCCCACGCCGCTGATTCAATCTGCGCTTTCGTTTTTTCCGTATCGATGCCAGCCTGCTTATACCCGTCTGAGCCTTCGATAAAACAGCTATAGCGGGTATCCCAGTCCACAATATCAATGTCAAGGTATTCTCCGGTTTTAGGGTCATTCTTTTTCGTGCAGACTATCAGCATGGCCGCAGAACCGCGCTCGCAGGTCATCTGGTCAATAACACTCTCGATTTTCCAATTACCGTTCTTACCCCGCTTGGCGTTACCTTGAGCGTATATGGCAGTGATTATTTTTTCGATGTTGGCAGTGTTTAATTTCTCGTCATCGGAATTAACCAGCACTTTTTCATCTGATTTTCCAAGAGCAGCCTCAACATAAGTACGAAATACGAGAGGCCGGTTAATAGTTATATTCACTACACCGTCAATTTTCTTGCCCTTAGCATCTTGCATGATATACTGTACATTGCGGGGAAAATCCTGGTCATCATCCATGCGCTTTTGCAGGTCTGATAATTCGGCCATGGCCTCTTTGTGTAAATCTAAAATCTGGTCTGTCATTTAAACCTCCTAAAAGCTGTATGATGATTTTAAGGGTTGTAAAGGACTGGTTCGCATTTTGAACGTTGCTACGCCATATCGCCTTGCGCTCATGCCGTGAGAATACTGGTGCGTGGTCTCATCGGTGAATATTTCCCGCCCCTGCACCACCTTTTTGATGTATCTGAAGTTCCTTTGCTCTTTAATGCAGTCAATACTGTCTTTTGTCCAGTACTGGTAAAACTGGTTAACCCGTTGCGTACCGTACTCAACGCTGCCGGGGCCTTTTACCCCTTCGAGGATGTTAAACCCCATTTTACTTATCTCTTCGATGCTTTTCGGCTCATCGGGGTCGGCATATATCGGCGTTTTCGTATCCACTCCCAGGAGCGTCATCCGCTGCGCTATCTGCCCGTTCGTCAGTGCTGAAAAATCGTAGAACATCTGTTTGGAATACAGTTTATCGCCTATTACCACGTTCTTGACCAGCACGGTCGGGTCGGACGCAAACCCCCAGTCCAGCCCGTAAAACTCCGTCCCCATCGGCGGCAAGCCGTCCACCTGCATGAATGACGGATGCACCAACCCCTCTATCCTGCCTACCAGCCCCAGCCCGTACACGTTCCACCAGTTCGGGTCTTTCTCCCGGTAACTCTCGATGTCCTTTATTACCTGTTCCGGCAGCACGCCGGCGTCTTTGGCGTCCAGGTAGGTCGAATGCGAATACGCATTGTCCGGCTCATTCAGCCAGAACTCATGCGCCCAGAACTCGCTTACCGGATTCCAGTCTATGACTGTGAACATGGAAGTGCGGATATCGAGGTTTCTGGCCGTCTCCCATATCACGTTGTTGGCCTCGTTGATGAAAAGTATCTGCCGCCGCGGCCCCCGCGCCTTGCTGCTGTCATCCGCCCCGAAGAATTCAAACCGCCCCTTCCAGTCCGGACGGCTGTAAATAAATTCGGTCTTGCTCCAGTACGGGTTGTTTTCCGTACTCTCACCCAGGATGTTGAAGAAATCCCGTATACAACCCCGTTTCAGGTGCGGCAACGATTCGGATACGATGGATATCAGTAACGGCTCTTTTGCTTCACGCGCCAGCGTTATCAAAAACTGGAGGATGGAATACGTCTTCGAGCTGGATGTCCCCCCCTCCGCCATGAACCGCCGTTTATGCTCAACCCAGGCCCTAACCAGGTCCTTATAAATCCGTGTGGTCTTAAACTCCACTTTTCTCCGTCCGCTCGTGAATCTTGCCTATCATCTCCGCCGTCTCTTTGTCCTTGACGATGATGTTAAGCTCACTCTTCAACGGCCCGCCGCCCGGCCCGCTTATCTCATGCCGCTCCCGGTACTTCTCCGGCGCATTGGCTTTAAGCAGGACGATTAACAGCGTGTCGGAATATTCCCGTATCTGCCCGCACCGGCCGCCCTTGTAGAATACCGGCTTCAGGATGCCCTTTACCCCGCGCCGGAACGCTTCCGCCTCCAGTGTTTCAACCGCCCTCTTTTTGGCGTCCTCGAAGGCCTTGGCAAAATCCTCGTCATCCTCCAGCCACTTGTAAAACGTTGTCCGGTCTATACCCGCCGCTTTGGCCGTCTTGTCTACCTGGCAGTACCGCGGATACCGGTCGAGGAATCTCTCTTTGTGCCAATCCTGCCGGTGTTGTATTTTCTCTGACTTTTTTTTTGACATTTTTCCCCAATAAAAAAGCCCCGGCGTTTAACCGAGGCTTTATCGTTCCTGGTAGCGGGCCCGGGAGTTGAACCCGGCTCTCTGGGTTATGACGCCAGCGCCTGCTCTTGGCCTGCCCGCGATGCTAATAAAAAAGCCCCGGCGTTTACCGGGGCTTGATTAAAGAGGGAATGAGCAGGCTTTTCTCTGATATCCGTTTAGCGGAGTGCTTGGGTTCACTTTATCCGCATAGGATACCGGGTGTGGAACCTATGCCCTGCGGCGCCTGCCCTACCAAATATTATTCCCTCAAATAAAAAACCCCCGTCTCCGGGGGCTAACCAATACTTTCGCTATCTTACCTGCTATTGTAACCGCTTTGAGCGTGGTTGTCAATACTAATTACGGTTTTTAGCTACAGAACTCGTCAGATATTCATTATAGCGCTTCTGATAACTGTTCCCATCGCGGTATACTTTTTGTTTCGGCCTTTCCCACCCGCTTATGTAATCCATAATCAGCGCATACCTGCTATCCACTTCAGCCGCTATCTCCAGCGTCCGGTTTATCCGCCGCTCCAGCCGTATTTTGTTCGGCGTCTTTTTCCCCGGATTCAAACACGGCTTTATATGGCACGTTGCGCAGTAACCCGTATACCCCTGCTCACGCGCCTCTTTGCACGCCATCCGCAGCGGCCTTTGGTAATGCCCCGGCTTCTCCGGCCATCTTCCCTCTCTCAATTCCTCCATGTGTCCCGACATCCACCACATCTGCGGCCGCGTAAACCGTATCTCGTATATCGCGTACCACGGCTCTCTCATCAGGGTTTCCCCACTTTTAAAGATAGTCTCGTAAGTGTGGCTGATTGAGCCTTTACCATATTCGCCATGCACCGGGTGTTGAGACGCGGCACGGGGAAGATAGCCGATTTTTTTACTAACTCAATACTTCCCCAACGCACAGCGTCATTGAAACCAATACCAGAATTTATCTTTGCCACAAGCAAGCCCGCGTACGGGTACATGTCTTCAATAATTGGGACTGCTTTATTCTCCAGTTCCTGCGGTACCGCAAAATAAAACTGGCGGTCACTGATATATTTCGAGTACTTATTAACCAGTTGTGGAAGGTTCCCCCAATACCCTAAGTCAATACTCATGCCGGTAAAGTAACGGAGATAACAGTGGATGGGTTTGCGGATGTCGCGGCGGAGGTCTCCAATACTAACTTTAACCTCGGTCTCAATTAGAAAACGCTTTAATACCGCGCCCACATCACCCTGCGTTTCCAGCGTGACTATGTGCGCACCCCGGTCATAGCGCCAGTACTGAAGACAAAGAGCTTTTACCGTATCAGAACTAATTTTCATTAAAACGTCTTCCGCTCCTGCTGCCTCGGGCACCGCCGGCATTGCCGCGTTTCCCACCGCGCTCCCCTCGTGGACGGTATCCACGCGCCCCAGTCATGCTTACCAAGGCTGCACAGGATGTTCTTTATCGCTTTCATCTACCAGCTCCCTCTCCCTTTATGGTGTACCTTCATTACGAACTTGCCGTTCTGCACATGCGGCCGGTACCGCGGCCGGTGATGGTGGCTCCCGCCCGGGATATGGCTCGGCGTGCTGGAGTACCCGGCGTTGTCGCCGCCGCCTAGCCCCTGAAAGAAGTTAGTGACGGCGCCAAGAATAGTAAGGATACTTAAGCGCGTTATTATTGTTGACCGATTTGATGTTCCCATTTCCCCCCCCCTGTTATTTATTTGCTGGAGGTTTACCATTGAAGACGAGGTTACGCATGTCTTCAAGATGATGCTTCGTAGCATTTAGTTCGCTTTCTTTGTCTCTGGAAATATCGGGTAAATACCCGGCTTCAGCAAGACCTTGAGCCAAGGCGTGCAGAAACTCCTCCCCTTGATGTTGGTGAAGGACGAGGCTTGGATTTAGATATTGGCCCTTTTCTACATTTTCAAATTTTAAATTGCCGTCTACAAACTTTCCCTGTCTGTAGTAATTCTCCTGTACGTCAAGTATTGTAATGGCTTTCCCTGCATAGTCTAAATCGTCTGATATTTTTACTCTTATCATTATTCCTTCTCCTCTTCTTTTCCCCCTTTTTTTACCTGTTGATTTTGTAGAATCCCTGTTCTATTCCTTACCTTGAACTCACGCGCCCGCGCCCGTAAAACTATCCCTTATCTGCCGCCGCGGCCTTCCCTTTCGTTTTCTTTTCCCCCGCGGGCTTTGTCAGGTCGTACCGCCACGTTATGTACCACACGCCCCCGTCCTTGTAACGCCGGTATATCCCCGTATCGGAACTCCAGCCCTTCAGGTATCGCCGCGATGTATTCTGTGAACAGGTCGTCATATCGAAGAACTGGTCCAACAGCTCTTCTACCGCGTATTTACCGTACTCCGTTATCCTGTCTAACAGGAACTTCTTGAAGGCCGGCAGGAACAGCCCCTTGGCGTTGGATTCGTAGGAACCTTGAGAAGTATCCAGCGCCTCCATGATGCCGCCCTTGTATTCCTGCCTCTTATCGCGCCCGTTATTTCTCCCCCTTGCCCTCTCTCTCTCCCTCTCCCTCCCATTCCGTAGACGACAAATACGGATAATCTGGCATAATTCCTTCGGCGTCTTATGCCGGAGAGACAGGTTGCAAGGCTCGCAGGCCAGGCACGTCACATCGTACTCCCACCGCCGCGGATTGCTTTCCTTTAAATCCGTCCGCGCGTGGTGTACCTGCAAAGGCCATTCCGGCGGCGACCTCGTTATCCCCGGCCCCTGCCCGAAGTTCTTACATATCAGGCAGTAATTCCCATCAATTCGGGCGAGCATCGCCTTGTGCTGGTTCGTGAATCTCTGCCCGGAACGGTTTCCCATCGGCACTCCCTTCCTATATATATGTATCGTTGGACGTGACTATCCCTTCGTCTACAGTACTTCCAGCTTCATTACTGATTGTCTTAATCTATCAACGGCGATTTCACAATACTTTTCTTCTATCTCTATGCCGATACACTTACGACCCAGCTTCTTAGCGCATACGGCGGTTGTACCAGAGCCGAGAAAGGGGTCAAGGATTGAATCAACTTGTTTTGAGTATGTTTCAATTAGTCTACCAACTATCTCCAGCGGTTTTTGAGTAGGATGATAACGGTATTCTTTATCAGACATGTTTTTTTGTAACATTCCTTGCCATAAAAACTTATATAAACGGCTTGGTGACTTAAATGATGTCCAAATTAACTCACAATCAGCAAAATTATTGCTGGGCAAATTATCTCTTTTGTCCCATATAATCCAACAGGGAGAAGGTGACAATAAATCGGCGATATAATTTCCCCCAAATATAATTTGATTAAATCCTATTCGTTGGATTTCATTAATAACTACGGCATCAAGTCTTTCATTATCCCAATCACTTGCACCATAATTTTTAGTCACGGCTAAATTAGTTCCACCCACTGTTCCGTTTTTAGCTATATTTATTCCATACGGCGGGTCTGTTAAAACTAAATCAATGCTCTTATCAGGAATCAAGGGCAGTATCTCACGGCAATCAGCGCAGTAAATCACTACATCATCATCCTTAAAGTAGATATTCTTTTCAGGTAACTCTATGCCGTTCCAGTTCAAATTCCTCTCCTACTGTATGTCAAGGGATACTTACCTATATATAGTTATCCTTTGATTCCCACCGGCAATCGTCCGGCCCGAATGGACACGTAAAACAGTCCGGATGCGCCTTGCACCCGTTCCCGCCCATCAACTTCCCGCTCCGCGCTTTACGGTGCCCTCCCTTCCCGCCCTGCCCGTCCCCGTACCCGCCCCTCTTTTTCTCCTCGGTAACAACGTCCGCTGCCTTCAACTTGTACCTCATATCAGTTCTGCCTGTTAGCGCGGGAATTCCACACCTTAACTTCCGCCTCCGCTTCCTCCAGTTTTTCCTTCGTCTCTATCAACTCCTCCTGCAACGCTACGTTCGCAACGTTCACCCACGCCCGGCTAATCAAACCGTCCGCTATCTCCTCCGCCAGGTGCTCCGGCTTCGTAATATCTATCTTTCTCTGTATAAAATCTTTTATTTTTTCTCTCATTTTCCGCCTCCGCAAACGTCACGCACCCCCTGTTGATACGCCTGGTATTGAAGGAACACCGAGCAGTTTTTGCAGACTTCTTTATCCCCGTCACAAGGCGTTTTAGTTTTGGGAATCACACGCTCTTCTTTTTTCCGGGGCTTCTTACCATCCGGCATCGGGAATTTATCCGGCAGCCAGCGGTTACGCAAACCCATGACCTTCGCCGTACCCCAGAGACCGTAGGCTATTCCCCAGGCTTTCATCATTTCTGAGGCGCCTTTGATTTGATACCATAACAATATCTCTTCCTTGTGAGCCTCGTAGAATTCATGCATAACCCGGTTGCGTTCTCCAAATTTCATGCCCGTTGTATCGGGTTTCTTAACTACCGCCGGTAATACTTTTTCCACCGTTTCCCTGTTTAATTCCGATATCGCTATCTTTGCTACCATAGGTGCTCCTTTTCTTAATAACTGCCTGCAAAATATACACTGCGCCTTTGCCGGGTCCTCATCGCTCTCCATAATGTTCTGCTTACCGCAGTGCGGGCAGTCTATAAACCACATCTATCCCTCCGGTATTTCCTGGCGCATGTTTGAAATATCTTCCCAGAATAAATCATCGTAAGGAAACTCCATCAGAAACTTATAAAGGTTATCCTTCAGGAACACTTTAGCTCCGGCCTCATCCGCCGCCGTTACTATTTCCTTCACCCATTCGATGTCCGGGTACTTGATTGGTTTCGTCTGCGCCCCGATGATTACCCAGTTTATACCGCACTTCTTGAAATTTTCCGCCCACCAAAGATGAGTATAACCACGGCATAGTTGGCCGAGTAACGGTTCAAAGGAAATAAATTTGACTTTGGCTTTTATGTCCTTTAAACAATTCAGAGTGTAAAACCGTTCCGGCGGGCAATCATGACCGTAATTATCATTTCCAAGTGTCAATGTCACACCCGGCCACACGTTATCCGGGAACGGACTGAACTTTTGTAGCTCCTGCGGTTGCTTTGTCAGCAGGTACAGCCGGATATCCGGCCGCTTTACCGCCGCCTCGATTATCTTGTCCTGGCACCACCGCGGCCAGTACGAAGCCGCCCAATCGCTCCGGTCGTCAACAAATACGCCGGCGTTCTTCGGCGCGTGAAGAAGCTGGTCGAAGCGTTTAATGTGGACACGCGGGTCAAAAGAATCTTCTGTTGTGGCATTAATGTTGTTTTTTAACTGTTCCTCGCTCCAAAGACATGCAGGTATCCCCGCCATATCCGCCTTGTACAGCCCGCGCGGGCCCTTGTTGTGGCTTTGCCTGTACGCATAGCATGGGAAGTCTCCGCCCTTGCACAACCCCTCTACCTGGTTCAGACACCCCGTCATTGGATTAACGGAATACCCCGGCCTGCTCCCGTCCGCGTTAAATACCCATTCGATAGTTGTTTTGTTCATCTCTCTGCCTCTCCTTGTTAATTTGCCGCCGGTAGTTGTAATCTGTGTTCTACCATCACGTCAAAAAGCAACCGGCCGTTTTGCGTCTCCATGTATGGAAGGAATATCTGTTCGATGCTCACCATCTCCGTTTCGAGGATAGCCATTTGCGCTCTCACCCAGTCCCGCAGGATCCGCCACGCCACCCGCGCGGCCATGTCCCGTGTAATCACTTTGCGGATACGTTGTTTATTGAGCACGGCCTGAATACGCTCGATGTTGGCGGGCAGACGAAAAGCTGTTTCCCCGAACTGTGTTTTAATGATGAATGAAAGCCCAATCGGTTCACCGTCCTTGTAATCCATGAGGATATGCTCCGCTCTATGAGCTACTAAAATCCCTTGAATTTCCCCGATTGATTTTAAGGCCGTTACTTCTGTACTGTAATTTGCTATAGGCATATCCTACCTCCCTAAATTAATTTCCGGCCGGAAAAATCCTAACTGCCCCCGGCACGGTATCGGCTTTTCATAGACCTCCGGATTCTCCCTCACGAACCCGTATTTCCCCACGAACCACGGCGCTATCAAAGGGTCTTTAGCTTCCGGGCTATTTGCCGTAATGCACTTTGTTATCGTTGCCTCCCCGATTATCGCCCCCAGCTCCAGATGATTGAGGTAATTTGCTTTGATAATGTTCCCATCAGAAAGCCCGTATAACTGGTAAACGATTTTGAAAGCGGCCTCGAAGTCCTGGTTCTCGTATTTCTTCGCCGCGTGGATGTACACCCTGGACGGCAAAGTTATAGAGAAATTCGCCGTATCGTATGACGCGTACATGCCGTGCCGCGCTCCCCTCCCTATCGCCCAGTTCCGGTTCTCCACCGGCTTATACATCAAATACAGCCACGCCCACGGCTGCCTGATACTAAATGCTAACTCTGCGTTCATCTCATACCACCTGTCATTTTGTATTTAGTAATTGGAGTATCATAACTTACGTACAGCGGGTGTTTAGGCTGGCCGTCCCGGTTTACGCCCAGGCAATACAAAATCGGGAAAAAACTTAAAATAGCGTGTGTTCGCTTCGCCGCCGGTTTAAAAGAACCCCACCCGCATAATACCTTCTCGGCCAGGTGAGACATGTGCTTTAGATAATGGTCGGTTTCATCGTTAAAGCATCCGTCCAGCGTAAGTAGAATCCGGGGGTCGGTAGAAACATAAGAGTAAAGGTTGCCTACCAATAACCCCCCGAATCCGGCAGCATCCGCCCGCCTTATCATGCGTGTAACTGTCGGGTCGTCAAGCGCATGGCCGGCTTTAGATGGATTCAAACCTATAAACATCAACGGCCTGCGGTAATTACTCCAAACCCGCCATAAAGCGTATCGGTGCTTGCCGTCACTGGAAAATACCGCGCCTTTAGCTATTGATAAATCAATGGCTTCCATCACGCTACCGCCTCCAATAAATCAAACAGTGTCGGCATCTGCGCCTGCCCTTCCGCTAAATTAATATGTGCTGTTTATTCCGGTTTACTATCAACTTGCAGTATTCTTCTGCTATCTCGTAACCCACCGCTTTACGCCCCAGTCTTGCCGCGACCCACAGCGTGGTGCCGCTGCCGGCGAAGGGGTCAAGGACGAGTGACGGTACAGGTTTTAATTCAGGCGGTATAATTATTCCGGTTCCCATTTTCATGGTTTCTTTGATAGCCTGTTCATTCAATTTTTTCTGACAGTTGCAGGCGGGCTTCCATCCGAGGGTTTTGGTTTCAATAAAATGATTAGGAACCCAACCATCAGAGCGTCCTTTAACTGCAGGGTCGTTAGTTATTTTTGTTGGCCGGTATGTATCTTTAGTGCCATCTATGGAGATTAAATTACCTTTCTCAACAATCCTCACCCAAGGCGCGCCGCATTTGGAGCAACTTCCTGCTTCCGGCGTGGCGGCTTTGATACAGCGTTCCGGCAGTTCTTCCGGGAACGTGGCGAAGTGGGCGTCTTTATAGGGCTGCGTGGAGAACGTCCACACAGAGCGCAGGTTGCGGCCATTGGCAGAACATTCTTTATAATCGTAGGTTCTGCCCCATTGTTCACTTCCATTTCTAAAGTTAGGGTCATTTTTATCGGGATTGTAATCCCTTCCCTTAGAACCGCCGAAATCAACAGGTCCGCGCCCGATTGTAGATGGCGCTATTGGCTCTCTCACCGCCTCCGCGTCCCAGTAATACCGGGCGGATTTGGTTAGCAGGATGATGTACTCGTGGCTTTCCGTGGGCCGGTCCGTGACGCTTTCCGGCATGGGGTTGTTTTTGTTCCAGATAATGACCGACCTCACCCACCACCCGTCTTCCTGGGCGGCTATGGCGACGCGGAAGGGAATCAGACACAGGTCTTTGGGCTTGAGGTTGTTACTTCTTAAAGCGGCGCGGTCATCAGTTGGTTTTGTTTGTTTTGCCCCACCGAGTGTTTGATAATGAGTATTAAGACTTTCTCCTGCTTCGTGACGTGCATTTTGATATTCAGCACCACGGCTCCCAGATTGTCCCTTGCCACCCGCGTAACTATCACCGATGTTCCAAAAAACTGTTCCGTCCGGCCTCAATACCCGCCGTATCTCCCTAAGAATCTCTACCGTGTGCCGGATATAAAGCCCCGGCGTGGGTTCGAGGCCATAAGCCCCGCGCCATGCCCCACAGAGAGAACAGGTATTGGTATGCGGAAGCTCGATGCCGAGGTTACCCTTATTAGTAGCTTCTTTGCTTTTAAGGTTAACGATATCCGAGGCGCGCCTTGCGCGCCTCGGCGGTACATTCAACCACTCATGCTTACAGTCCGCTTTACCGCCCCATATCAAATCCTGTTGCCCGGCATACTTCCGCAGGCCCCAGTACGGCGGGCTGGTAACAACGCACTGAATGGAATCGTCCGACAGCTCCGGCATTGAGCGGCAATCGCGGTTAAAGAGCGTCCTGTGAGCGTCTTGATAGTAAGGTTTCCCCCGCAGAAATTGGTTATACGCTTCGCTATTCATTTAACAGCCTTCGTCCTCTTTATCCTCGTCTGTTTCTGCGTCCCGGAATACTGATACTTCACCGTTCGCGTGTATGTGAAACCGGTATGTGATGCCCCAACCCCTGCCCTTTTTCCGAAGCCACGCAGTAGCGGAATAAAAAGGCGTCTCCGCATAACTCCATAACGGGCCGATGTCTACGCTGTTTATTTCGTATTTATTGTCTAACGCCCATTTTTTTAATATTTTTTCCGCTTCTTCTTCGGAGAACGCTTTTACTAATTTTTCCATTATCGGCCATCGCCTCCTGCCACTTCGGGCATATCTCGCAGGCCCCGTAGGTTTTAACAGCCACACGCCATAAATGGTGTATCAAAATTAGTTCTGCCGGTTATCGCCTAAATATTGCGTTAACTGCTCGGATTGGTTCTTTATCCCCAGCTTTTCGTAAATGTTCGCGCGGTGTACTTCCACCGTCCTTTTGCTGATTTCCAGTTTGTCTGCCATTTCCTGGTTGCTTTTGCCGGCGGTAACCATCTCCAGCACTTCCCTCTCACGAGGCGTCAAGGCGCTCCGGTCTTTCAGCCGGATATGGTTCTTTGCCAGTATTTCATCCACCTTTTTCGCGTATTCAACAATGTTGCCGTTAAACCGTTCGCTGCATATCACCGTTTCGTCCGCGTCCACCGCCGCCGTAATCTCCGCTATTGCCCTTGCTACCTCTGCTCTCATTAGTGACCTCCCTTATTTCCTTTATACGTACTGCCTATATTGATTGGTAAAAAAATATCACAGTAATTTGGATACCGCCGCTTTTTCTTTCTTCAGCATCCGCAGCTCCGCCCCGGTGCTGTACTTCGCTTTCATCCGCAGCACCCGTATAACCTCTTCCCGCGTTGGTTCCCTCATCAACTGCCACACCCCCCGCGCCTGCCTTACATCGCCCAATCCGTTATCGAATACCTGGCACGCTATCAACTCCGATAGTTCAACCGGGCAGCTTTCCAGACGGCTTAGCATTGACCGCACCACGTCAATGAATTCTTCCCTCGTGTAATGCGGAAACTTGGGATGGAACGCGAACCGGCTCAAGAATTCCGGCGGCATCTTTTTCGAGCTGTTGCAGGCCGCTATCACCATTGTCCCCAGCTTTAACCCGCGCGTGTTGCCGCTCTTCGTCTCGATTATTTCCCCCGCCTCCATCAGCCCCAGCGTCAGCGAGAAAACATCGTGCCTCATCTTATCCGCCTCATCCATGAGCAGGATTGCCGGTTTCTTCTCGAATAATGCGTCCGATAGTCCGCGCCCTGATGTCCGCGAACCGAAGGCCATGTACGCGTTGGGGACGATGTTGCGCACCGCGTCCAGGAAAAGCGATTTCGCGCACGCCGGCGGCCCTTCCATCAGGAAATGTATACGCTTGCGCGCCTCGATTGCGTAAGCGAGCGTTTCTTTTATGTCTTCGAACCCCACGATGAGGGACATCGCTTCGATTATTTCAACCGCGGATACGCGCGGATACACTTCGCAATCCATGGCCGCCGCCTTCCGCCCCTTTTCCGTCAGTTTGTAAAGCGCCGGTCCGTATTGATTGACTCCCACTTTTGATGAATGCGTCCTGCACTCTATGAACTCCATGCCGAGCAAACTGTTAATCTGCTGCCGGGACGCCCCTACGTTAGCGGCTTCCCATGCCCGCATGACGTACCTGGCCTCGAACTTTATTGCGTTATTGAGTATTTCCGCGTCTGTGTTAGCCATTAAGATTCTCTAATTCAAAATTTAGTCCCGCGGGTCTGTAACTTTATGCCGTCTCACCTTGCCGTACTTTATCGTCTTAATGAATTCCTGTTTTTGCTGCGCGTTAAGCGCTTTGAATTCCGTGACCTGGTAAAACTCTTTCAGGTGGTCCTGCAGTTCGTACGTGCTGTACCTCTGCTGTGTCGCCGCGTCCGTCAATTGCTGTTCGATTTCGTCTATCGAATTACGCTTATCCGCCGTGGCCGGCTTTGGCTGGTTACCGCTGGGTATTGCGTCCCAGTCTTTATCCGGCTCCGCCACCGTCTTTACCGCCGGGGATGCTGGTCTTTCCATCGGATTCGGCGCCGGGGCCTTCGCCTGCCCGCCCTTCAACCACCGGCAAAACTTCTCCGCCCTGGCGATGATTTCTTCGTCTGTATCTGTTTTTCCGGTTTCTTTATAGAAACAATTTGCTCTTTCTACCGACTGCATCAGCGCTGTGTTCCTGAACTTCGCGTCAATCTCCATCTGTACCGTCTCGGTTGATTTGCCGTATCCCCCGCCCCCGCCCTTCTTCTTCACACTCACCGGCTCCCCGTTATCGTAGGCCTGGACGATTGAATAACTCATCCTTTCGTTATCCCGCATCCGCTCTTCCACGTCCGCGTAAAACCTGCCGCCCTTCGCCAGGCCGGATACAAACGCCTTTATGCTGTCGCTGAATATCGCCGCCTCCAGCATATTCCCGTACAGCGTGTCGTCATGCGCCAGCGATAGGTTCTTAACCGTCACCCGGTCGAGGTACGGCCTCGGGTCGCGGCTGCCGTATTGCGCCGCGTCTTTGGTATAATTAACTATCTCAAGCTGCTGTTTGCCGTAAACTTTATTTTCCATCGCTTTCTCCTTTATCCATCGGTTTATCATCGCCGATATTAGTTACTTTGGTAACTTTTATTTGCCCGTCTTGATTGCGGTAGATGATACCCATTTCGTTTTCCGGCATATCATCATCAGGGATAAAAGACCAAAATCCAGCACGTCTATCTTCATAAGGTGAATATTGTGGGTCGTAACCCCACTTAGTTTCCTCTGTGTCAAAATGCTCTGAATACTTATCTTTCCTTAACGCCTCCAGCATGGCATCGGCAGTTTTATCAACGGCGTCTACCACATTATTAGATGTAAAATGACCATCGGCGGGAATAGATTTAACTATAATGTTGTTCCTGATTTCATCCCAACTATCCGGCCTCCACTTTTTAAATAGCCTTTGCTCTTCTTCTTGGGCTTCTATCTCTGTGGCGGCGGCTTCATTTTGCGCTTGCGCTTCGGCTTCAGCGGCGTGAGCGGCCATATCATCTTCTTCTTCCGCCCGCGCCTGCTGCGCTTCGAACTCTGCGTAACCGGGGTCAAAATCACTGTAACCGTAGCTCATAAACCCTCCGCCTTCGCTTTGGCCATCGCCTCCTGCCATTTCGGGCATATCTCGCAGGACCCGTCCCAGTTGCAAGCCGCCCCTTTCAGGTCGAGAAAGCACCCCTTCCCCGCCAGTTTAAGAAGCTCCGCCGTCTTTAGTAACTGCTCGACTGTTTTACCCTGGAAATAAGCGATTGTTCCGTTTTCCCTCTCTAGTGCCTGGACAATGTTATCCTGCAATTCCTTCTTGGTCTTTATGTCCAGCAGTTTACAAATGTCTTTTATTTTGCCCGTGATTATAAAATTCATCTCTCTGCCTCTTTATTCCCTTGATTTTTTGCGCCCGGTGTGCCTATAATCTGGTATCTCTCTACTTCTTTACCTCCGGTGGGGGAACCTGGTAGCTGCGGACTCCCTGGTTCCCCGCTTTTATTTTCTAAACTGTTCGACCTTCCACAGCTTCGCATTAGCCCCTTCAAACTCTTTATGCCGTTGGGAAGCATTCCTCCTTCAATATTTTTTACGTTCTCCGGGGCGTTTGCTCTACTTAATCGTTCTGCCAGGTCAACCCGCGGCCGCCCGCCGCTCCGCCCCATCTCCGCCCTTCCCGCCGCACCCGCGCTTGCGTACCGCTTCTCTCCGCCCTTCCCGCCGCACCCGCGCTTGCGTACCGCTTCTCTCCGCCCTTCCGCCCTGCCGCTTGTAGCTTTAACCTGGTGGATTCGCTAATCATTCTCCAGCTCTATTCCGTAAGATTCGCACAACTGTTCAAGCTGTTCGTTCGTCTTCACCACCAATGCCCTTTTAACGGCGGCCTGGTCTTTCGGGCTGGAACGGGCAATCCTTTCGATTATCTTCCGCTCCATCTCTTTCCGGCGCAGGTTTTTCATGCGGTAGCCCTCTCTCTCTCGAACGCAAGCTGATACTCCGCGTAATTTATGGGGTCTTTCAGGCATTCGGGGCAGATACGCGCCCCCGCCGGCAGTTTGTTCCCGTCATGCTGGAATTTGTTTGAACATTTACGGCACTTGTAATTGCGCCTCCGCCCCGCCCATCCTTCGATTCTTTCGCGACTGCGGCAGTTGTTGTACATCTCTCTACACCTCCGCCAAAATTCCGTCATTGTCCGGGCAATCCGTTTTGTGGAATCCACGCCCCCCGCATTTAACACAGGGGTCTCCATGGTAAACCCCGCACTCTATGCAGGTGTCCGTCCCGTCCAGAACGCAATCGCTGTCCTGGCTATGCTCTTTTTCAGGGAAAAACTCCTGCTCCCTCATTTCATGCTCTGCGCGTGTAACCATCTCTTTACCTCCGGCTTATTTTTCTTTTCTATATAGCAGGCTGCGGCGCCTGCGCTTGCTTTTCTTTCCAAGCCTTGTAATCGCGGTGTATTACCATCGTTACCGCGCTCTCACCCATCTTGAACATCCGCGCTATGGAAATCAGCTTGTAATTACCGCTGTCCCACAGCCGCAGTATTTTTTCGTTCCTCTCCACTATCTTTTTGTTCCGCCTCTTGAACCTCTTACCCATGTTTTCCACCTCACTATGTTTTATTGATTCTCACTTATTATAATAAGTAAATCCTTATTTGTCAAGCATATTTGTAAAAATATTTTCCATTTCCGTTCCTGGCGCTGGATCCTCTGGGATACAGTCTTTGACCCTAAACCACCAACGCCTATTGACTGGCCGGGTGTCTGGGCTAAAATAAAAAATATTTTTAAAAGGAGGCCGGCTTCCCCGTCTTAGCTCCGGCCAGCTTTTACCCCCTTATGCTTTACACGCAGGGGGTCATTGGTTCGAGTCCATTACCGCCCACTTTGAAGCTAAAAATCGTTGGGAAGCTGAATTTATATGGTTTTAGACCACCTGCTTAATGCCCGTTCCCACGCTCGTCTAGCTACGTCTGTTGACTCCCTGCTATCGGATAAATCCATCCCTAAACCGGTCCGTAATTACCTCATTTCCTGTAAGGTGGAGGGTAAATCGCCCCGCACCGTGGAGGTCTATTACATGGTGCTTTCACGCCTGTCTAAAATTTTTTCATTCTCCGTTTCTCCCACCGCCCAGGATATCCGCCTCTTTATCCTTTCCCTGCAAAATTCCAACCTTAAACCGGCCACCGTCCACATCTACTACCGCTCCATCAAAACCTTCTTTAACTGGCAGGTGAATGAAGGGCTGCTCGATAAAAACCCTATGGCGAATATCCGGCCGCCGAAGCTCCCGCGCCTCGTTATCATGCCCTACACCGTTCAGGACATCTCCAACCTTTTAAAGCTTTGCTCCGGCCAATCATTCATGGATATCCGCAACCGCGCCATTTTCCTTATGTTCCTTGATACCGGCGTCCGCCTGGAGGAAATGTCCGGCATCGCTATGGACGATATTGATTTCGATGCTGAAACCATCCGTATCATGGGTAAGGGCCGCAAAGGCCGTATGGTGCGTATCGGTATTGAAACTCAAAAGGCCATGCTTAAATACGCCATCCTGCGCCGTGATGATGATTTTAAGGCGTTCTGGCTCACGGAAGAACACCGCCCCCTTACCCGGGAAGGCGTTAAAGTCCTCGTGCGCCGCTATTGCCATGCCGCGGTCGTTTCCGGCGCCCGCGCTTCCGCCCACACCTTCCGCCATACCTGCGCCATTAACTGCCTGCGCAACGGCATGTCCGTCTTTGAACTGCAAATCATGCTTGGTCATTCATCGCTGGAAATGACCCGCCGCTACGTTTCCACGCTTGGAGCGGAAGATATGCTCAAAGCCCACCGTAAAGCAAGCCCCGTGGATAATTTTCTCAAATAAAAAAACCGGGGAGGGGTCGCCGACCGCAGTCGTACCCCTCCCCGCAGTATTTATTATTGGTATATACTAAAGCTCTGTTAAGGTTTAGGTGTGTTATCCACCAGGTTATTCATGGTTGCCGCGATTGCCAGTATGCACATCTTAGCAAGCTCGCTATCGCCCTTGAAAACAGAGATAACGGCGATTACTCCCAAGAACCCCTCTGCGATCCACAAAGCCCGTTTGTTATTCATGTATCCTCCTAAAAGATAATCTCGATACCGGCTATCTTTAATCCTATAAATATTAGGATGCTGCCGCCGAAACCGAACATCCAGCCGAGTATGTCCTTATAGGCGCAATCGGAAAGCCGCCAGTCCTCGTTGAGTTCATAAATCATGAAGCCGGTAAGGAAAGCAAAGCCTATACTGCCGTTAATCAGGAATCCGATAAAGTTTACTATCCCTACCGGAATGTGCATAATAAGCCTTATAAACGCCGTATGTTTCTTACACCACTCTATCATTTTGTGTCACCAGAATGTTTGTGTTGAAAGTAGTAAACAATAACCATTGCGCCCCACGCGGAGATATGTCCTACGATAAAGAACATCATATCATCCCCGCCGATTCTCATAATTACCACGATGAACAAAAGGGCAAAGATTAGTGTTAACAATA